GGTTGTTCCCCCCCCGTGCTTGAGTAGATTGGAGGTGCATTCCTCCCTATTTGAGTATCTCTCTATTTCTGTTATTTGTTATCTTAGTTCATTTCGTTTTTGTGATTGAACTTTGTCATTAGCAGAAATATTGAGACGTTTTGGTAACGTGACCTAGAATTACTGAGTTAATTCTGCTCCGTTTTGCGTAAAAACACACTAACAATGTGTAATAGGCGCCCAATATATGGGTGTATTTTGTTCCAAGATCTTTTTGGAGACAATCTTACAAGAGGCCTTTGGTTTTCATTTTTGTCATTGCCAGGTTCCCTTTATTATCCTCTTATTTTCAATTTGCCATGTTGTTATCTAGGAAAAAATTTTTTTAATTGGTCTTGGTTTGTCCTTCTTCTTTGGAGGAATTGCGACTGCCTTACATACCATTTAATTTAATTTTAGACCTAGACAAATTCATTCGATGTTTAATGAATTTGGCCAAATTATAAATCTGCGATTTATGTTTGGTTTGTTTACTTGGGTAGATCAACTGGACTAGAGTTCTTTTGTTTAAAATCTACAACTTTGTGATGTGTAGGTTAACATATCACCGGTCATTGGTTTCTAGGCCGATAAAGGTACCGATGTGACTTCTATGGAGTGACGTTTTTTGTGGTATTGTGTGGAGAGAGTTTTTGAAAGTTGCTTGCTACTTGCCGGAAGTGAAGAGCCGGTTTTAGGATGCATTCGCATGGAGTCTCTTCTTGTTTTGTCCAGACACTCACTCCGATTTAACTCTCAAGACCATGCCATGAAATTGTAACCGCCAAACAAGTGGTGAAAGATGGTTGAACCATCCCCAACTTGCTTTAAGGGATTCGAGATCTGCTTCATTTTGAGACCGGAAAATTTCTGTTTCGGATAAGAATGTTGACGGATTTCATGTCACCGGGTGTAAAGGGCCATAGTTGAACTAGGTATATCGGGGGGACCCTATCTTGTTCATGCCTTATGGATAATTTTACTCAAACTAACTCTTCAAAAAACAAAAGTTGCCGTGATGACGATTTTCTCAATTGCCTCAATCAAATTAGCACTAGAGATGGTGTTAATAACTTTCGTAGACAGCAAGCGAGAAATCGGGCGAGGGTAGAGGCCAAAATTCGCAGACAACGTTCGAAAGAACGTGATATCATGCGTACAGCTGCCCGCAATTCCAGGGGTAGCGACAATTTCATTCCACCTACTTCTGCTAAAGCCAGGAGGACCTTAGGTATAGCTCCGGTTATGTCTTTGGTTCACTTGGCTTCGCAGTTGTATCGATTGTGGGGAAGCACTTTTGATCTCCATTTGTCAGAGGATGAATTGTCAAGTTGCTGTTCCGTTTCTAAGTTGCGGGATACGTTTCATCTGGAAGAGCATTTGTTCTTTCTGGATAAGTTACAAGTTGTTCACGATAATATGCTTGCAGCACAACGTTCTTACTTGTTGCAGCTTGCATATTTGAAGTTGTCAGGTCGGCCATTTCGTTTTGATTTGGAATCAGGGGAAGATAAGACCTTTACCACTGTACCGCTATTTTCGAGATCGAAAGATTCTGGAGCACCGATGCCTAAGAAGAATATCCCAATTCTTTTAACAGCTTTGGAGAGTTTAGGATCTTATACTGCTCATATGACAACGTTGTGTGAGCATTTCAATCTTGAAGATAGGCGGGAAAAAATTCTTGCTGAGGTGATGAGCACTTTTCGTTTTGGTGTTTCTAATCCAGGAGCAGGTTTTTTGATCCTGAGTGTTCTTGCAAATGCTACTCAGTATTTGGCAATTAAGGAAGAAGTTTCTTTTGATGAATTTCATGTAACTGTTGTTCCTCAAATATTGGCTGATATGGGAAAACTTGATGTGAATGTCATGTTTCTTCATAACAGCAGTATTGTGGATTCTTTTAAAAGACACTATGAAGTCGCCCGTATTAGGACTTTATGTCTTTTTGCAGTTCTTGAACGACACGTATCAAAAAGTGGGAAATTCTTTGCAAAGACGAAACGCAAAGTACAGGATTTTCATAGTGCACATACTGAACCTTTTGTGCAAAAAGTTCTGGATACGCTCAAGTTGTCAGAAGGATATCTGAATCAGATTTCACACGTTATCAACATTGCTGAAGTTTTGTTGGTTCTGTGTAATATTCTTTCCTCCAGATGTTCTTCTCGAGACGTTTTTGCACAGTTATACCTTTTGGCTCGTCTGCATTTACCGTATTTGAAGAGTGCCATCATTGCCAGTCTTTGTACTGCCTTACACGCAGCTTTGTTTCCTCATCGCAAGAGAAAAGACGAAGAATCCAATAGTGGCGATGTTTACCAGACAGAATCTTTGGAGGAATGGTTTGAAGGTGCTGCTAACAGTGTTGATTATGTTTTGGAAAGCAAGTTGGTTTCTTCCATTGTGCAATTTATCATTGGTCTTTGTTCTTTCAAAATTTTCGACAAAGAAGTTGCTTTTAAGCTTCATGCTTTCTTTGGCAAGAACTTCGGTTCGCAAACGATCCCAAGTTTGATTTCATTGGGTCTGAAGATTATTGCTCAAATATTGAAAGTATGTAGATTGTTATGGGAAGGTGTTCCCGTGGTAGCTGCCCTTTTTGAAGAAGATCCAGTGTCTGCTACGCTTGTAGCTACTCAAGAGCTTTTGATCTGGCAGGATAAATTGTATACTGGACTCCCTGTGCCTGGGAAAATGGCGCAAATTGAATTTTATAGGAAGGCGAAAGCTTATCTTATGATTTTTGATAAAGCTCTGGAAAGATTGCCTCAAAAGGGTAATACTTACATGACAGTTTTCAAAGCCAGGTTGCAGTTGCAGACAGTTATCTCAAATGTTGATTGTGCAATGATGGGGGCTCAACGTATTACTCCACTGTGGATTAATATTGCTGGTCCTCCAGGAATAGGTAAGAGTACCATTTTGCACTTCAATGCCTTTTTGATGAGTGAAGTCTTGAATATTGAGTACAGTGATTCTCTCATTTTCAGCCGAATTACCTCCTCAGAGTATTGGGATGGGTACGATCCAGTATCGCAGCCATTCATACATTATTCTGAGTTAGGAGCTCAACATGTGAATATTGTTAAGAACAAGGGTAGCGAAGCTATCACTGAACTAACGTCTCTTGTTGATTCTTTGGCATTTAGTGTCAATATGGCCTTTGACCAGAAGGGCAAGGTTTTTGCTCGTCCTTGGATGGTCATTTCTGATACCAATGTTGAACAGCTGAATTTGAAGGTTATTGTGAATGAAGTCGCGGCATATTTGAGAAGAATGTGGGTTGTCAGGCCACGTGTTCGACCTGAATATGCTACGCCGACAGGAGAGCCTATTTCTGATTTGATTAAGAAACTGGACAAGCCATTGAATGCTTGGTTGTTCACTCTTGTCAAATTTGATAACACAGGGAAAGAAATTGTCATTTTAGCCGATGCTGACGCGCATGAGTATGCAAACACTATTCGAACTATGATGAAAAATCACATTTTGAATCAAACAGCAATGGTGGCTTCTCGAGATCCAAATAATTTGTCCGGATATGGTCAGCTTGATTCAGTTCTGGATGTTTTGCCTCGTGAACAACAAAAACCTGTGCTGAATGATAAGAGAAGTGATGTTTTAGTCAATGAGTTTGAATCTGAGAAGAGTTCTTTCTTTGGGAAGGCCTATGAAAAAACTGCTGAAATGTTTTCAAGTTATCGCGATCCTTTCTTTGGTGTCAATATGATGTCATTGAAAGAAAGCTTTACTAAAAGCAAATCAAGTGAAGGTTTACCTATGGCCGTTACAGTTGGAGATAGCGCACCGGACGATTCACTTTTGGAAGAAAAATGGAGCAACCCGTATGACTTAGAGTCAGGAGTTGAATTCGATGGTCCAATTGATGACGAAAAACAGCGTAGCATAGATTTGATTCATGCTCGTCGAGATGTCTTGGCTTATTTGGATGAAAAGATTGCGGAAAAAGAATCTTCTTTTGATCAATGGGTTAAGTCAAAATCTACGAAGCTATGGATCTTGTTTGAACAAGATGAAAATTTGGAGCTTACGCGCAAGTATTTCCACAAGTTTGTTGTTTCCAACAAAATGGAGATATCATTTGTCCTGATGCTATTTTTGTATCTAGGATGGATTAGTCTCTTCCCATTTCTCATTCTTCTGTTTTCTATCTTCCTTTCCCATAGCAATATCACTTTCAATGATAAGCTTGAGGAAAATCTTGTTTCGCTGAGAATGTATTGTCAACACAAACTTCAATCCAGTATCAAAGCGAAAGAGAAACTCTTGCTTTGGTCAGATCCTCGATTTGATGCCGTTATCAAGGTAATTACTGGATTGGGGGCTGTAGTTGCTGTTGGCGTATCAATTGCTGCATTATGTAAAGCACCCCAAAAGAAAGAGAAGAAGAAAAGTTTTGTCAAGATCGAGACCCAAGCGAAAACAGAGTTTCCGATTGATGACACCGATCACACTGTCAAAATTAACGATGTCGAGGAGAAAGTTGATTCTGGATCCCGACTGCGAAGAGTGACGAACTCACAATTGACAGTATGGAATAGCATTGTAAGACGGGAACCCCCCGTTTACAATGGTAGTCCTGATTCTTTGGATGCGAGTGTGCGACACAATGTACGGTTGGTTGAAATCTCTTTTGAACGGTCTGAAAATGGACAAAATGTTTCTTTTACCGCTACCTCACGGTTGACGGGAATAAAGGGCAATTTTGCTCTTATTAATGATCACTTTGTTCGTAAACATTTGCCATGCACTCTCAAGGTATATCATTCGGATGATGCCACATCCTCTTACGTGTGTAGTAGGATTGGCAGTGAAGATGTCATCAGAATTGGAAATGATGCTTCATTGGTTCGTGTTTCTAGTGTTCAATTTAGAGATATAACCAAGCACTTTTCCCCTGGTACAAATCTTCCTCTGCATGGAAAAGGATCCATCGGTGGAGATGCGATTTCGATTGCAGCATCACCAAATGTGCGAATCAATGACGATCTCACTATCGCTAACGCCTACATGTACAATTGGTCTAACCATAAATATGGTCGGTGTGGTACCCCTATCATAATGGCTGTGAATAACGGTTGTTTGATTTTGGGTATCCATTGTGCGGGAGCTGTGGACCTTTCTCAACCTGTGGGTATTTGTGAAGTGGTGCATAAGGCAAACTTGGATATGGCAACGTCAAAACTAAGTGGCGGCTTGATGGAAGTTAATTCACAAAGTGAGATAGGACTCGATTTGGTCGATCCTATTTCAAAATCTTCTTTCATGCATTTGCACTTACCAAACGTTACATACTATGGCAGGGTCAATGCACCTGTGTTGGCTTTTGCTAAGTCACGCCTTGTTAGATCGTGTTGGTCCCGTGGGAATGCTTTGGGAGAATTGGAAGAGGTTTTCTTTTCTAACTTGGAATTTTTGCGCACTAAAGTTTATGTGCCTCCTTTAATGATGGCCAAATGGCATAATGGAAATTGGGCTTCTCCCTACAACATATGCTTGTCATCATTGAATGTGATCAAGCCAGCTTTGGACCGAACCAGACTTTTGACTGTGGTTGACCTTTTGGTTAATCATATTCACAAGGGTTTGATTGCAGGAGGTATAACAAAACTGAATCCGTTGACTTTCGAAGAAGCCATGAATGGAGTTGTTGACGATCCGTATATACGCAGGATAAATGCATCAACTGCCGCTGGCTTTGGTATGCCCGGAAAGAAAAAGGCATATTTAAACGAAATCAAGCAGGATGAAATTTTCCATCCAAATGCTGATGTGAGGAAACAAGTGGAAGACATTCTGGTACGATTCGAAAAAGGAGAGAATTCAGAATCTTATTACAAGGCTAATCTTAAAGATGAACCTCGTAATAGGACAAAAGTTGACAAGGGGGAAACAAGGGTTTTCTATTCCAGTCAATTTCCGCATTTGTTGATCAATCGTATGTTTTTGGGACCCCTTTATTCTTTGATGGTGAGTCACTCTAGTGTATTTTGTACAGCTGTTGGAATCGATATGCATAGAGATTACCACAAATTGTTTTTGAAAATGCGAGGATTTTCTCCTTTTGCAATGGAACTGGATTACAAAAGTTACGATCAATGTATGCCCTTTGACATTGGCTGGGCCGCAGCGTCAGTTGTGGAAAAGTTGTGTGAGCGATTGGGCTACAATGAAGAAGCTATGGTTTATGTTCGTGGTTGTCTTTCCGATAGTCTTTTCCCTCTTGTTGTGATGTTAGGAGACGTTTTTTCGTCACCTGGCTTGCAGCCGTCTGGTAAAGCCTATACTGCGGAAGACAATTCACTTCGTCAGTTGATAATGCTTGTGTATGCTTGGAAAAGTATTCCAGCATTATCAGATCGTGATTTTTTCCAGTACGTGATGCCTTTGACCTATGGTGACGATTTAGTTGCTCCGGTGAAAATTGACGTCATCGATGTTTTCAACAATCAGGTTTATGCTAACTTGTGTCTGGAATTGTTTGGTATGACCTGTACCGATTCTCAGAAAGGATCTGAGATGCCGGCATACCTGGCAGTTGAAAATGTCAACTTTCTGAAAAGAAACTGTAAACTTCGTATGGATTTAAATCGCTATTGTGGCGTTTTGGAAATTGATTCTATCTTCAAATCACTTGAATGGACAATGCCCAGCGACTATGTCGTTGAGTATGAACAGGCAACAAGCACAATGCAATCAGCTTTGCGAGAAATATTCTTTCATGTGGGGGAACGTGAGTTTCACAATGTGAAAGAGTTTTTGCTCAGCAAGTTGGTGAGTACTTTTAAGTTTGTTGATGAAAGTTGGTTTCGAGAGAGAGCTCCCAATTACAGTGTTCTTTTTGATGAATTTGCCCTTACCTCTGTGGAAAATAAGAGTTCAGAAATGGGTGAACTTCTTTGTACACAAAGTTGTCTCCTTAAAAATCTCAGGAGAATAAAGAATGAGATAAGCCCTAGTGACAGGGTATTGATCCGTAACCTGTCTACGAAACCAAGGATTTCTATGTACGAATTTGAAATGATGTATCATATCGATACCCTTAAGGATGAGCTGAAACAAGCTCAGGATGTTCTTTATTCTGTTCCCCCTCCCGAGACATCCATTATTTCCTATGACATTAGGGAGGATCCTTCGTACAAGCCCGGTACTGACTATGCTGTTATGGTGGATGCCTATTTGAAAGCAAAAGAACATGTCCATTCTCTGGAAATGACTATAAAGCTGTTAGAATCGAACTTGGCGAAGATGCGACGAACGAAATTTGCCTTACAATCTGGAATTCAATCTGATGGAAAGGTTGAAGAGTCCTTAATGAAAGAAGCTGAGAACTTTGTCGATGTGGCCGGAGATACCCCTGACCTTGAAAATGCGGGATGGAGTTTGAATTTGCCTACCTACAGTGGTACTTCCGTTGAATTGGGAGACTTTCTGTCGAGACCTGTAGCAATTTTTTCCTTCACTACCGCACCTGGTGTCAATGCAGTACAAACTATTGATCCATGGTCCCTGTACATGAATCAACCCTCAGTACGCGCGAAATTGAAAAATTTTGCGTATATTCGAGCGACATTGAATTTGCGTATTGCAGTAGCTGGGTCACCTTTTCATGCGTTACAAGCCGTTGTTGCGTATGTGCCTGTTCCCGGGAGCAATGAGATCGCATCTCGCTATGCAACTGGGGCATGGACAACTCGTTCATCACGGCCTACGTGGTTATCACAAGCTGTTGGTTCCAAAATCATGCAGGTCAGAGACAACGCGCCATTGGACATGGTTATTCCGTTTGTGTTCCCAACGCCTGCAGCAGCATTATGGAGGAGAGACCAGACGACCGTCATTACGGCGGTTCAAGGATTTGATTCCATTGCAGCTTTAGGTCGTTTGTGCATACATTCTCCACGCCCGTTGGTTGACGTAGCCCCTACCCCAACTTCTGTGTCTTGGTATGTATATGCGCACTTGACAGATGTCCAGCTCGGTTGTCCAACAAAAACTGTCATTGAGCTTACTACAGAATCGGATGAGAGAGTTGTTGGTCCGGTGGAGAAGATCGCGTCTGCTGGTGTTTCTGTTGCTGACGCGTTGACGCCATATTTTGGTGTATATGCGAAAGCTAGTTCGATTGCGCTCGGTGCTCTTTCTAAAGTTGCTTCCATCTTCGGTTGGTCGCACCCGATTATGAATACTGAGCCCACTCGGATGAAAAATGAACCATATCAAAATGCGGCACACACAATTGGCTATTCTTTAGGTCAGAAGATAAGTATTGATCCAAAGCAGGAATTGACAGTTGATCCCAGGGTTGGCGGGATAAACGTGGATGAATTGTCTATCGAGCATTTGTGTTCAATTCCCTCGTACCTTACAAGTACTACATGGGAGGTGAATAGTACTACTTCTACCCCACTGCTTAAACTTCCAGTGTATCCCAAGCTAGCGTGGTACTCTGGAGTGCCACCTTCAGAAGCAGTTCCTACTTCTACTTGCTTTGCGGCGATGCCATTTCAATATTGGAGGGGTAAAATCCACTTCAGGATTGATGTGATCGCAACTCAGTTCAATAGAGGGAAGGTAGCCATTGTGTATGAACCGAATGTCGCCCAAAACGTGCTCATTGATTCGAGCGGATTGCAGTTAAACAAGCAGTTTATCCAGGTGTTGGATATACAGGAAGCACAGTCGATTGAGGTTTGTGTGGACTGGGCAACTCCACGCCCTTGGTTATCCTGCTCACAACAAGTACTCATTACAGAAGGAAATGTAACTGTGGCTACAAATGCACAGGAATCATATAATGGGTACATCGCAATCTATCCCATGGTACAGCTACAAGGCCCAGACTCTGATGCGTTATCTATTAATGTGTATACGCGAGCAAGCGATATGCACTTTAATTTCTTTGATCCATCATTGCTGCCGGTATTGGCCTTACAGTCTGAGGAACAACGTAATGAGCACACTTGTGCGGACATTAATCCGTGCGGAGCTACTACCGTGGGTTTACATGATCACAATTTTGGAGAGGCCATTCATTCATTGAGACCGCTTTTGAAAAGATTTGCAATCACGAGAAACCGCATTTCCCCTGCCCCTACTACTGGAACAGATTGCATCCAGATCACCGAACAGTTGTTTCCTCCTTTGGAACCACGGTTGGGCACCCCAGTTTCCACCCCTGAACCTTTGTTGTTAAATTGGGTACGCATGGCGTTCCATGGGATGCGAGGTTCTATGAGGTATCGTGTTACTGGCAGGTATTTGGATATGCAAACTTTGTCCGCAATAAGAGTCTTTTTGTTGCCCGTTACGTCTACTTATGCTGATTCCATCGTTGCAAATGCGCCTGTACAACATCCTGCTCGAGGTTCGTTGATGTTTGTCCCGCGCACCAACGGAGGCATTGAATTTGAACTGCCGTTTTACTCCAATTTGTTCTACCTAGGATCTGGAATTAACACTGGAACATTTGATGACACGGCAATTCCAGACACATTTGTTAGAAATTTCGCTGTACAAGTTGATACTGCAGGAAATTTCGGGGCAACCACACAAGCAGCTTTCACCGTTTATGCTGCTTGTGGTGAAGACTTCACAGTTTTTCGATATTACGGCGCGACGCCCTTTTGGGTCGCGGCGTAATGTTGTTTTGAGCTGTTTGGTAAACGGGGAGGCGAGGAGACGCCTTTAAATATAAGAAAAATGAGCCCACTCGGGCCTTATCTACTCCAAGCTTTTCCGTGTGGGCTCTTGCTCACATTACC